CCAACAGGACAAATCTCAGCAACTATTACAGGTAGACAGCAAAAGAATGAGTACTATTATTATACATTTACTCCTATAACTACTGATACTTTACCTTCAACAGTTGACGTACAAAACAATTCATTATTTGAAAGTTCATCTTGTGTATTTGTACCATTCATTACTCAAGACTTTAATAATAGTGACTATAACCCTACTAATAATAACTCTGAAGGAAGTAAAACTTCCCCATCAGTTAAAAAAGTAGATAGACAAACCAGTCAGTTTAACCCTACTAATCTTGCTGCAATCAATGCAGGTACAGCAACTGTAGCAGAAATACAAGAAAGTTTTCATACTCTTACAGGAGTTATAAACGGTAAGTATAACGGTAGTAAAACTACTGCAGCTGGTCCTATAGCTAGAGAATATAATAAATCAACACTTACAGCAACAGTGGTAGCTAATTCAGTATTAGCAAATGAACCTACAAAAGGATTATTAACCTTCAAAGGTAGTCTTCATGCAGATGATGCAGATACAGTTGCAGTAAAAGCTATTAACAATGCTGATAGAGAAATAGTTGATGTACTATTTACTTCAGCTTTATCGGGTTCACACCCAAATAAAATATTTCCAAACTTCCCAAAGGTAGGTAACAACATATTTACTTTAGACGGAAATAAAGCAATCGGATTAGTATCTAGGAAAATATATGCGATAGATACTGATGAGGTCATTACAACTAATAATTTAGGTTCTGTAACGACTGTAGAATAATTAATTAACATATATTTATATAAAACACAATAACATAAAATGGGATACTTAGATAATTCGATCGTCACGGTGGATGCGATCTTAACCAAAAAAGGAAGAGAGCTGTTAGCTAGAGGGGACGGTTCTTTTAAAATCACTCAATTTGCTTTAGCAGATGATGAGATTGACTACACCTTATACAATCCAACACATCCCTCAGGTTCTGCTTTTTATGGAGAAGCTATCGAAAACATGCCGTTATTAGAAGCATTTCCAGACGAAACTCAAATAATGAAGTATAAGCTTACTACTTTACCAAGAGGTACTTCTAAATTACCAGTACTTGATATAGGGTTTGCTTCAATTACACTTAAACAAGGTGCTTCAATTGCTATTACCCCTCAAACACTAAATTATTTAGGAGCTACATCTATCTTTGAAACAGATGGATATACAGCAACAATAGCAGATGTAAGAACTCTTAACTCTTATACAGGAGTGGGAATCAATACTGATGAAGCAACTAGATTAAATGAAGGTACTACAATAGGAACAAACGTTTCTAAAACAGTAATTGGTACTTCAATTAACCTTACAGCAACTTCTGTAAATACATTATTTGGAGATAGAACACAATTAAATACAACATTAACCGTAATTGGTAGAGGATCTGGTGCTAGACTTACGATACCGGTAACAATTACTAAAACTAACTAATCATGTCATATAAAAGATTCGACGAACAAGATGTAGTGGTTAGTGCAGAGTCGGTAACTGCTCCAGTATGGTCAGGTGATAGTACAACGTTAACTACGTTCTTTACTTCATCAACTCAAATTGGTGGTACATCAGCAGATTATTACTACGATATTTACCAAACAGCATCTGGTTTAGATACTGCTAGGGTACAATTTAGTGTAGCATATGCAGATAAACAAGGTAGTGGTTCACTATTCTTTAACACTTCAGTTACTAGTTCTTCACCGTCTCAAACAATTTACGGTCAGTATAGAAACCTAGTTCAAGGTGATGAAGAAACAGACTTTACTTTTGGTACTTTAACCTCAGATCATTTTTATGCAATTTCTATAGATAGAGCTAGATATAAAGAAGCTTTACTACCAGGAACATTAGCATTAAAATTACATGTATCTGCAAGTGGTGCAGAGATAACTTTAACAGATAATAGTCAAGTAGTAACTACAACTACATTTACGGATGCAGGTAGAGTATTTGAATTAGTATCTGGTTCACAAGGTACAGTTTATAGTACACTTAATTCAAATGGTTATTCTGCTAACTCAGGATCATACGGTAAATTATTACCAGATATTGGAGTGCTATTAATTAATGGTAATGCATTAGATGCACCAGCAGTATCAGGAGGTTTAGCTTTAGCTACAAATAGATCTGCTAATACAGCAGGAGCTAACCCAGGTAAATTTTATGATTTATTAACTTTGAGTGGTAGTTTTAGAATTCAATCTGAAGAAACAATCACATCTAACTTTGTATTTGTTAGATCTAGAAATAACGAATTTAATTATTCAACTAATCCTTCTCTAATAACAGGTTCAGGAGAGTTAAGACATAATGTAATGATCGATACTCCTCAATCATATATTACAGCAGTAGGATTATATAACGACAATAACGACTTGTTAGCTGTTGCTAAACTTTCTAGACCTTTAGTTAAGGACTTTACAAAAGAAGCATTAGTTAGAATCAAGCTTGATTATTAATGAATGAGTGCATACAAGCAACTAAACCGTCAAGATGTATTTGTATCTGACTACCAAGCTCAAAAATCATGGAGAGCATCAGGTAGCTTAGTTACTACTTATGGTTTAGAAACTCTTCGAGGTTTTTCAGGTAGTACTCCAGGTTATCCATACCCAGCTGATTATCGTAACAATAGATATGAAAAGTTAGTCTATAATAGTATACGTCAAAACTATCTAGCTTTATCAAGTAGAGACTTATATGTCGATGCTTCTGCTAGTCATGCTAATGGTGATATATACTTTACAGGTTCACACGATGTAAGTTTTCAATCTACTTTAACTTTATCACAATCTAGAAAAGATACATCAGAGGTAGGAGTAATATCAATACCTAAAGAAGTTTATGGGACTAAAATAGTACCAGGTACATTTGTTGCCGAACCTATTTTTGAAACTCAAGATAAATATAACGCTGACGGATATGCTAGTGACTTTAATACTGGAGAAAATCAACACGTAGAAGATATATTCTATTGGTATAGTTCTTCTGTTATTGATACTGGCAGTTATTTAGTAAATGAAAGTAGTTATGTAGATGAAGCTAGTATTCAATATGTAACTGAAAGCTTCGGTTTTCAAAGACCTGAAATTATAGATGATGGACAAGGTAGGTTAATCATATCAGGAGCATCAGCTAATTTTACTAGAGATGAAAGATTTGTTGGAGATATCATATACAACCAAGGTAATATAGTAATAACAGACCCTGTTGTAGCAAGATACTATTCAACTTATGCTAGGTTAAACGTTCAATGGAAATCAAACCTACCTATTTATACATATAACGTTCATTGTACCGTAAAGGAATCTGAACTAAATCATACCTTTAATCCATCTGCGATTACTGGATCTGAAAATAATGTTAGAACTAACATAACAGGAAGTGAATTTAGACCGTACGTTACATCAATTGGACTTTATAATGAAGCGCAAGAATTAATTGCGGTTGCTAAAACTAACAAACCTATTCCTAAATCAGAAAATGTGGATATGACGTTTGTTGTAAAAATTGATATATAATGCCTAAGTCGACAATAACATATAGAGCTAATAAAGGAACAGCTTTAACTTATTCAGAAATGGATAAGAACTTTGGTTCTTTCTTTTATTCTAGTTCACTTACCGGTAATGGTCAAAATTTAAACTTACATTACTCAGGTAGTCCACACGTACCTATTAACTCAGGCTCAGTTACATACTCTTTAATTCAAGGATTAACTAATGCAGGTGGTGATAGAAGGATAGCAATATTTTCTGGTTCATCAACTATTGAAACAGTAGCAGGTACTGTAGTTGATACTAGTGGAAGTGTTGGTATAAGAATTAATGAGTCAACAATGCCTCTTTCATATGCACTAGACGTATCAGGAAGTATAAGAGCTTCTGGTACAGTTTTACAGTCATCAGATGAAAGATTGAAAGAAAATATTTACCCTATTGATAATGCTATTGATAGAGTTAACGAGATTGAAGGAGTTTACTTCAATTGGAAAGATAAAGAAGAAAGAAGTGTAGGTGTACTAGCACAACAAGTACAAAAAGTACTTCCAGAAGTTGTTTCTGAAGATAAAAATGGCTATCTTAATATAGACTACGGTGGTATTGTACCGTTACTTTTAGAAGCCATAAAAGAGCTAGAAGCACGAATTACATATTTAGAAAAGAAATAAGATGGCTATTACGTTTAGAGGGACGAAAGGAAGTCCATTAACACATACAGAACTAGATCAAAACTTTAGAGAGTTTTACTATTCATCATCGTACCTTGGTACTCCAACTAATCCTTATGCGATTAAGTTTTTTACTTCATCATCTCTAGATAGCGGTTCAACAGTCTTTTTACCAACAGCAGTAGGTAATCAATACAACATTCAAGTAAAATCAGGATCAAATAATATTTCATCTTCGTTTTTTACTTCATCAGATAATTTTCAATATAACTTTGCTACTAATCATTTATCAGTATCTGGTTCAGGAGAATATTCAGGTAATCTTATAGTAAGTGGTACATTAATTGCTAATCAATATGAAACAGTAATTGTAAGTTCCTCTATTAAGTTTACTTCTGGTTCAACTAACTCAGGTAACACTGCAGATGATATTCATAAGTTTACAGGTAGTTTAAGAGTTAACGGTAGTATGACTGGTTCATTACTATCAACTAATGGAATCATATCAGGATCTAGTCAAATAGCTTCTGACATATCTGGTTCTACTGGAGCATTATCTCAAAGTATAGAAGCTACATTAGATTTAAAAGCATTTAAGTCTACAATATCAGGAGCATTTGCAGCACCATCTGCTAGTATTGCTACTAATATTAATACCAACACAGCAAATATTAGTTCAAACGATACTGAAATTGCTTCTTTAACTGCAGCAACTTCTTCATACTTACAAAATACTACAGATACATTAACTGGTAATCTTACCGTAACAGGTACCCTTACTGCACAAGAATTTGTAAATGAATTAGTTTCTTCTTCTGTAATATATGAATCAGGTTCAACTAAGTTTGGAGATGATACAGGAGATAGACATGACTTTACTGGTTCACTAAACGTATCAGGATCTTCTAACATTGTAGGTAACCTTGCAATAACAGGATTTGCAAATGTATCTCAATCATTAGCATCTGCAGTAGCAGGAGCAGGTATACAGAACTTAGTAGAAGATACAACACCTCAACTTGGAGGTAAGTTACATTTGAATGGACAACACCTATCAGGTAGTATTATTCATTCTGGTTCAACTCACCTAAGCGGTAGCGTTACAGCAAGCGGTGTAATGTTTGTAGATGGACTTATATCAGCTTCAGGAGATATTATTGCATTTGCTTCTTCTGATGAAAGATTAAAAGATAATATTACTCCAATAGACGGAGCATTAGATAAAATAAATCAAATAGATGGATATGAATTTGATTGGAATAATAATTCTGAGCATAGCGGTCATGATGTTGGTGTTATCGCTCAAGAAATCGAAAAAGTGCTGCCAGAATTAGTAGTAGATAGAAAAGACGGCTACAAAGCAGTACGTTATGAAAAAATAGTCGCGTTATTAATAAGTGCAATAAAAGAGCAACAGTTACAAATTGACTTGCTTTTGTCAAAAGATTAGCGACAAAAACAAAACTATATGGATATGACATACCCATCCTGGACTTACCAGGGTAGGATCTTTAATGACATAACAGATTTTCCAAAAGATACATACGGATTCATTTACGAAGTAGTTCATCAACCATCAGGCATGAAGTACTTAGGTAAAAAGGTTTTATATTTTAATAGAACTCTCCCACCTTTGAAGGGACAAAAAAGAAAACGTAAAGTAGTCAAAGAGTCAGATTGGAAAGATTATTACGGATCTCACCCGAAAATAAAAGAACTCATAAAAGAGTGTAAAGACTCTAATGAATGGCAGGTTTGGGAGAAAAGAATTCTTCAAATTTGTAAAACTAAAAAACAGTTAACTTACTACGAAACTAAATTCTTAATGATGCATGACGTATTAGAAAGTCATAATCATCAATACATTAACGATAACATATTAGGTAAATTTTATAGAAAAGACTTTGAATGATTACAGTAGGTTTATTCAATCCTGGTTATATTACAAATGCAGCTTTAGTAAGTAAAATAAGAGAGTTATCTTTTTTTAGTATAAAAAATGCAGCATTTAGATCTAGAGTAAATCCAAACGATATAAAAATAATAGACTGTAACAATGGAGAAGATGCACTAAATGCTTCTGATACAGAATATACTCTTATGCTTGCTGTAGGTAACCTAGTTGAGTTTAATTTCTTCGATACTTTATTTGATTATTTAGATGAACATAAACCAGACTTTTTAGGTCATATTTTAGAGACTCCTGAAATAGAAGGTACATCATATTTCTTTCCCCATTTACAATCATTTATAATCAAAACTGAACTTTGGAATAATTTTGATAAAAAACATTTCGGAGAAGAAGGCACCGTAGAAAATTTACAACTATCTAAAACTATAAGAAGTTCAGATAATGTTCACGATGATTATACACCAAAGTGGTTATCTGTTGAATCTGATACTAAATCATATACAGGCTATTTAAGTAAAGGTTATAATATACTTAACCAGTTAGGTAAATTTAGAGTTACTGCATTTGCTTTTCCTAATGAAATAAGAGATGTTAAAACGTATTTATATCCTGAACAAGAAAATGACTTTGAAAATATATTCTTGAATGGTGCTGAAGTAACTCCTAAAAGTAATTTAAGTGCAGATCAAATAAACTTTTTCAATAAAACAGATACTAATAACTATATCGATGCAGTTTATATTTACAATACTGATGATCCAAAAGAAGTTTATAGTACTAATTACTTATTAGAAAATAGTCTAACAAAAGAATCTTATAAAAAAGAAAAATTAGATAATCTATATTGTATTGCGGGAGGTTTTTTTGCTTGTAACTTTTTACATCTATCTGAATGGAATGAAGATGTTAGTATAATATATTTTGATATAAATAAAAAAGCATTAGAGTTTAAAAAATACTTAACTGAGTATTGGGACGGTAGAGATTATTTAGGTATAATAAAATACTATCTCAAAAATGTAGATAAATTTACTCCAATATGGCATGGTGATGTAACCTTTAATGAAGAAGAAGTAAGAGAGTTTGAAAAACAAAAGTTATTTTACGGTGGTGAAAGTGCATGGTTAGAGTTTTGGAATAAGTATAGAAAACTAAATCATGAGTATATAGAATTAGATTTAATTTCTAATCCTGACCCACTACTAACTCATATGGAAAAAAATAAAGGTCAAAAAAATTTAACATACGTTAGTAATATATTCTATTCAGAACTAATACTTAGATTACATAACCCAGAATATTTAAAACAAAGAACGGATTACTTTGCTACTAATGCAAAAATTCATTCAAGGTTAATGGGTACTAAAAATAGATTTGAATGGATAGCCATATAAAATTTTTCGAAAACGATTCTTGGACTTTAGATTATTCAAAAGAAAACGTTCCTACTTTTGATCATTATGCTCATTATGTTAACTGGGTAGTAGAAGAAAGTGGATGGGCTTACTTACCTATTGACTTACCAAATGCAGATTATAAAGGTATGTTAAATGAAGCATTAGCAATAGATGATCTTTTTATAGCTCATAGAGATAGTGAAACTCATAAAGGATGGTCTAGTGTATGTATACATGGAGAAGGTTTTGATAGAACTCAAGCATGGAATGATTACCATGATAATGTAGGTAAGAATAGTAACGATATAATATATGATTACTGTAGCATCGTAACTGATAAATGTCCTATAACTACTAACTTTATTAAGAGCCTACCTTTTACAGACTTACAAAGAGTTAGATTTATGAAATTAGACCCCGGTGGGTATATTTTACCTCATAATGATAGAGATAGAAGTATGCTTAATCCTCTTAATATTGGACTCAATCAACCCAACGGATGTATATTCAGAATGAAAGATAAAGGAGATGTACCATTTAAAGAAGACGGTAGTGCATGCTTAGTTGATATTTCAAACATACATAGTGTTTGGAACAACAGTGATGAAACTAGAATCCATATAATTGTACACGGTACACCTTTAGAAGAGTTTAACAAACTTATATATGAAAGTATAAAAAAGTTATGTAACTTAGGCTTATAGATTAATAGCTATTTATTATAGATGAAATTAAGTAAGATTTTATTGGAACAAAATTGCGGCTGTGGTAAGACTCCATGTGAGACTTATGGCATAAACGAAGAGTTAGGCGTTGCTAAAAGAAAGTTAGAAAAAATGCTTGCTCAAACTGATGCTGATTTTATTGTAGATGCAATTATGAGTATTCAAGATGAAAATGTTCTTGATACAGTTGTTGCTGCTTTAGAGGACCCAGATCAGTATAGAATGGAAGAAGAAAATAGATACAACGAAGACGGCTACGATGAAGGAGATATTAAACTAATGGGTGATATGATCCTTCCTACCGGTAAGATGGTTGTACTTCAAGCAGAAGAAAATAAATACAACAGAGGTCTTCTAGTAACAAGTAATAAAGATAGAAGCTATGATGTAGCTTATTGGGCAGATGATGATACTAAACCTTACCCTATCGGTATAGAGATAGATGGTAAAGAAGTAGCTAAAGATGCAAACATAATAAAGTTCCTCTTTCACCCAGAAATGAAATAATATGATACAGTTAAAAGAAATTATAGGATTACCATCATTACAATATCATTTAGATAACAAGCTCACTTTATCTGAGAATATCTACCGTTATTCCTCTGATGCCTTTATACAATTATTCAAAGAGGCAAGAGAAGCTCTGAGAGACGAGCAAATCGAGTTAAGTGAAGAAGATGTAAAGTTATTAGAAACTACTGATATTGGTGAGTATGGAGATTATAACGGTATGAGAGTACCTTTAGACTTACCTATGGTATCTCCTAAATATAATCCTTTATTTGAAATTGGCTGTATGATCGATAATATGATTGAAAATGATGAAATTATTGATGAAGCAATGTCTATAGATGAAATGATAGATTACGAACTAGTAAAAGAGTTGGTTGAATCTATTGGTGGAGTAATCGATATGGATAAATTTAGAAAAGCAGTATCAATACAAAACGAATCATTTGATCATAATGGTTTTGATATGCTAAAAGCATCTGTTGATTACATTCCAGAGGCTGAATACAGAGGTAAAAAGGTTCAACTTAACAAACCTAAAAGAGGTGGAAGTAAAAAATTCTACGTCTACGTTAAGAGTAAAAAAGGTAATGTTAAAAAAGTATCTTTCGGTGATACAGGTCTTTCAGTTAAATTAAAACAAAGAGGAGCAAGAGCTTCTTTTGCTGCTAGACATAAATGTGCTCAAAAGAAAGATAAAACAAAAGCAGGTTATTGGTCATGTAATATTGGCCGTTATTGGAAATCACTAGGTGGCTCATCAAACTTCTCAGGTTACTGGTAGACCATACTCCGAAAAAGAGCAAGATGGTTTTGTTATAAGAGAGTTTTCAAGTAAAACTTCCTCTTTCGAACTCGTATGGCATAGAGATAAAGAAGACAGATACGTTGAAGCTACTCACGATACAGACTGGCAATTTCAATTAGACAATCAAATTCCACAGAGATTGTCAAAAAATAAACTATTTATACCTAAAGAGACATATCACCGGCTCATTAAAGGAACAGGTGACTTAATTGTTAAAATCTATAAATTATGAGATGTAATTGTGAAACATGTAACTGCGGTTCATCTTGTGAGTGTAACTGCTGTAATTGCTAATTATGAAATTAACAGACATCATACTAGAAAGAAAACAAAGAATTGATTTAAGCTACACCGACCCTGGTAGTAGACTTTATTCTATTTCTATCAATGGTGAAAAGATAAGAAGCAGAGAAGCAGAAGATAAGGCAATTGAAATGATTAAAAAAATAACCGGTCTAGAAGTACCTCGTAGAGCTATGTATCATTCAGACGAAGTTCAAGATATTGTAGATGCCTTGAGAAAAAAAGGATATGACGCAGAAGTCTATCCAATGGACGTAAGTTAATTATTATGAAGTTATCAAAAGTAATATTAGAAAATAAAAAGGTAGTAACTAAAAAAGAATTAGTAATGTCTTCTGAAGATATTCAACAACTAACTGAAGCTATTACTTCTAAGTTACAAGACTATCTTGATATAGAGAACATAGAGCTACTAAAAGAATCAGTTTCTGGAGCAATAAAAGATTTGTTAGAAAATAAATCTGAATAATAGTTGTTTCTTAAGTTGAAAGTTCTTATCTTAATCTATATAAGATACGGACTGGTTTATGGATTATACTTTCCTTTTAGGATCCATCGAAAATTTATTGGGTAAAAGTCACAAAAAGGCTAGAGATAACTATGCTTTTCACTGTCCTTTCTGCAACCATCATAAACCTAAGTTAGAGATTAATATGCATACAGATGAAAAAGGAGAAAATCCTTGGGAGTGTTGGGTATGTCAAACAAGAGGTAGGTCAATTCGTTCTTTACTAAGGCAGTTAAAAACGCCTACTAACATTGCAAAAGAAGTAATGAAGTACCTTCCTAAAGGGGTACAAACTAATTATTATAGTAAAGCAGTTGTTGAGTTGCCTAAAGAGTTTAAATTGTTATATGAAGCAGAAGAAAATTCTTTTGCAGCTAAAACAGTAAAAAAATATCTATATGAGAGAGGATTTAACGATAATGATTTTATTAAATATGGGGTTGGATACTGCACATCTGGAGAATATAGAGGACGAGTTATTATCCCAAGTTATTCTGAATCCAATACACTCAATTACTTTATTGCACGAACTTACGATGGCAACTACTTTAAGTACAAGAATCCAGAGGCTTCCAAAGACATAATCTTTTTCGAAAACTTAATCAATTGGAAACTACCTATTATTTTATGCGAAGGAGTTTTTGATGCAATAGCTATCCGTAGAAATGCTATTCCTATTTTAGGTAAAGCTATTTCAACATCACTTATTAAAAAAATATTAACCAACCCGGTAAAAGACATTTACATTGCCTTAGATGTAGATGCACGTAAAGCTGCTATCAACATAGCAGAAAATTTTCTTAACGACGGTAAAAGAGTATTTCTTATTAATACACCGGGTAAAGATCCATCTGAAATGGGTTTTGAAGCTTTTACCAAATTAATACAACAAGCTGAAGAGTTAGACTTATCAAGTTTAATGCTTCAAAAATTAGACTTATGATTAAACAAGGTACTAATATTATCAAAGAACACGGTAATCAGAGATTAGATTACGATCAAAAACTAGAACAAATTAATTTTCTAGACAGGCGAGTTTATAAAAGGTCGGATGGAGTATACTACCCGTCCGTAACAACTATACTCCAGTATATGCCAAGAAATCAATTTTTTGAAAATTGGTTAAAAGATGTTGGACATAATGCCGACCTTATCGCTCGTCATGCTGCTAAAGAAGGTACTCAAGTACATGAAGCTGCAGAAGATTTAGTTTTAGGAAGAGAAGTAAAATGGATGGATGATTACGGCAGAGCTAAGTACTCTCAAATAGTTTGGGAAATGATACTTAGATTTTATGAATTTTGGTCTACGAATAAACCTGAATTAATATCTTCAGAAGAGTTCGTATATTCAGATACAAACAAATATGCAGGTACTGCAGACTTATTAGTTAAGATGGATGACGAAGTATGGTTATTAGATATAAAGACTTCTAAACATTTACATAAGAGTTATAACTTACAACTCTCAGCATATGCTAAAGCTATGGAAGAGATGAAAGGTATAAAAATAGATAGAACTGGTATTATTTGGTTAAAAGCTCATACTAGATCAGAATCTAAAAAAGCAGGAGTATATCAAGGTAAAGGTTGGCAAATAAAAGTTATCGATGATATTGATAAAAACTTTGAACTATTCAAGCAAATCTATAATTTCTATAGAATAGACCACCCTACTACTGAACCGGTATACAATAGTTATCCAACAACACTTAAATTATAGCTATTTATAATTATGAAAAGTAACTTAATAAAAAGTTGTATAATTGTAATATTTTTACTATATTTAAGTAGTTGTAGTTCGTATAGGAACTATGACCTTAACGGTTATATGAAAGTGGAGAAAGTACTAACGGTAACTTCTTCCGGAGATACATTAGCGGTACCATTGAAGCAATTTCAAAAGCACTACTATGATAACAGCTATTTTAACTTTGATCGATTTAATTGGAACTTCGGACTATACGGATTATATAGCCCGTACAACTACGGTTGGAACAACCCTTATTGGGGATGGAATAGAAGCTGGAGAAACAACAATTTCTACTTTAACGATTTGTATTATCGTCCTTCTGTTTCTTATAGCGTACCTACTAGACCTCAAGTACAGCCG